AATCTGTAGTGGGAATGTTATGAAATACACACTATCACAGGCATATGTCTTTTACATGGGTCAAGTTGTGCGTATGTATTTCATACAAAATCTTCCATATACCTTTGATGAACTTCCACAACTGATCCAAGATCATCCTTCTGTTCAAACAGAAGCACTTTCTCACAGAGATTATGATGATGAAGATTTGTGGAGAATATCAAACTATCTTATTATGGAAGAAATGCATCCTTTGATGTTTAATATAGAAGTAGAAAATCCTGAACTGTTACCTAAAGATGATTGACAAATTTTGTAAATACTTTGAAGGAACATTTGAGAACAAAATGCAAGCAATGTGTGCTCCCACGCAGTTTGCAATGATTGAACTACTTCATATTCCCTATGACACACATATGTTTCGTTGTATTCAACGATATTATGTTGACAAACAGGAATATCGCAACACCATCATTTCTGTTTCTGAGCAAGATTCCTGCCTTATTGTAAAGAACTTCAAGGAAAACGATGGACAGTTGACACATCTCGAAGGATGTGATATAATGTTTGAACAGATCGGCAACGAGTTTCACGGCAAAAATCTTTGTAAAGAATGTTTTGTATCATGGTCGGGAAAACAAACCTATCTTCAAACAGAAAGTATCCTCGGAAACGACTACTATAATGTAATCGACAAGGGATATGATATACATACTGACGAACATATTTGGGGATCTTTTCATGGATCCTTTAAGTTCGTCAAATCGCCTGAGTAGCTCAGCTGGATAGAGCAACGGTTTTGTAAACCGTAGGTCGTCGGTTCAAGTCCGACCTTGGGCTTCCGTGTGAAGGAAGTCGTGAAACCTGAGGTATCCCCCTCGGGTTTTTTATTATAAATAACTCAGAAGAAATCACCACAGCACGGGTTACTGAGACGATGCCATTAACCAGATTAGATAATCTTATTTCTAGCAAAACTGGAAAATATCTTTATGTTTCACCTGACGATTTTAATGCAAGTGACGCATTAGACAATAGAGGAAACTCGCCAACCAGACCATTTGTAACTATTCAGAGAGCATTCTTAGAAACAGCTCGTTATTCTTATGTTCCTGGATCCGATAATGATCGTTTTGATCAATTTACTATTCTTTTAGCTCCTGGTAATCACTATATTGACAATCGCCCTGGTGATGCAGATGCGAGTACCATTCCTGCGTTTGCTTTTTCTGGTGGTGAGTGGACAGATACTTCTATTCTCGATCTTTCAAATCCAAACAACATCCTTCGCAAGTTCAACTCTGTAGAAGGTGGTGCAATCATTCCTAGAGGTACTTCTCTTGTAGGTACTGACCTTCGTAGAACACAAGTAAGACCTTTATATGTACCAGATCCTGCAGATAAGGATATTGGGAGAACTTCTCTTTTCCAAGTAACTGGTGGTTGTTACTTTTGGCAGTTTACTATTCTTGATGGTGATTTAACCCCTAATAACCCACTGTATGACGCTACTGCTGGTGTAGGTAAAGTATATTCACAACCAGACGGCACCGTACTCTCTATTCCTGAATATTCTCACCATAAGATTACTAACTTCGTTTTTGCTAGAAAAGAAGATTTAGGACCACTGTATCAAAAAGTTGCTAAAGCATTCAGCAACTATCAAACTACAATTGATGATCCAGGAGAGTTTGCGTTTAAGATTCAAGAGAATAGAATCGTTGGACCACTTTCAGACTCAGTAACAATCGAAAAGATTGAACCAACAAATATTACAACTGGCCCTTTTTCTGGGACATGTGATATTACAGTAACTACTAAGATTAATCATGGTTTCTTTACGGGTCAGTATGTTGCTATCACTGGTTTAAATGCTGGTCAAGACAAGCTGAATGGTGTATTCAAAGTAAAATCTATTAGTGGTACAAATCTAAAAGAGTTTACTTACAATGTGCCTTATAGTGCTGCTGGATTGGGTCTCACAAGCGGTGCTACCTATACAGAATCCTCAACTGTCAAACTAAGTAAGATTGGAACTACTGCTTCTGTTCAGGCGGAAGTTGATTCTGTAGAATCCGCATCTCCATATGTCTTTAACGTTTCGATTCGTTCAACTTGGGGTATTTGTGGTATCTGGGCAGATGGTTCGAGAGCAACTGGTTTTAAATCCATGGTTATCGCCCAGTATACGGGTGTTTCCCTACAAAAAGATGACCGTGCCTTTATTCGTTACGATGAGTTTACGAATACTTGGAATCAGGCAAATCTTCAAGATGCATTTTCTACAACTCCATACCACATTGATGGAACTGCATACTGGAAAGATGATTGGAGAAACTTCCATGTTCGTGCTTCAGAAGATGCATTCATTCAGTGCGTTTCGATCTTTGCTGTAGGTTTTGCTGACCACTTCTTGATGGAGTCTGGTGGTGATATGTCTATCACCAACTCAAACTCTAACTTTGGTAATACATCACTCCATACAATTGGTTATAAGGGATTTTCCTTCAACCAAGATAAGGGTGGATATGTAACGCACATTATTCCACCTAAAAAACTGATTGACTCCACGCAAGATATTAAAAACTATTATACAATAAATGTTCCATTATCTAATGATGCAAGTAATAATACTAAACTGTATTATGGTATTGATAATGCTAGTGATCCTACAGATCGTCCAGCAGCATCTATTCAAGGATATAAACTTGGAGCAAAAGCTGGTGAAAAACTATATGTAAAACTTGATGCTGTTACTGGTGAATCTGGTAAACAAATCAAAACTGCTATTGTTGTTCCTAATGGTGTTAAAAAATGGACAGCATCTTTAAGCACACTATCACCAACTGGTTTGTTTACAGCAGATGAGAATAAAAACCAAGATGCTGCCAACTTAATTGATGCCAATAAAACATTTATTCAAGCAGAAGCATTTGGGTATATTTTACAAAAATATCCTGCTCTCCAAAATATTTCTTATGTCAACCCAAATATCAACTCCGATACTGGTAGATATAGAGATGCAAGTAATCTAATCAAAGCAAATCGTACAGAGATTATTGAGAGAGCGTTTTTAGAGATTGCTGTTCAATATAATGAATCTCTTTGGGGTAATAACTGGGTTGTTCCTGGTGATTCTACCAACCAACAAGTTAACAGATATTGGGATGCATATCGTCTGATTCAAAAAAATAGAAATATTATTGTTGAAACTGCATATGCCACTGTAGTTGCAAGCCCACCATCACCAGCACCAACAAATATGCTTGCTAAGTGTAAGCGTGACATTGGATATTTTGTTGATGCTATTTCGATGGATATTGGTTCATCAGGTGGCAACAGATATACTCGTAAGTTTGTTCAGCAGTATTTTTCTGGTAACACCACACTTCTTACAAATGGTCTTGCTGGTGAAGTAACTCAGTCAATCACTGCATTCGATAAAGCCCGTGATGCTATCAAGGCAGCGATCACAAATACTCTTGCTTCATTCTCTGGAGTTGTTACTTCATCTCCTGCTGGCGGAACTTGGGTAGACGGTAGCACGGGTTCTCAAACAGTCTATACAGACCTTACAATCACTGCAGGAACTTCTACTTATGGTGGCGGTGGTGCAACGATTGCGAACAATAATGCTACTGCTTGTGCTGATGTAAGGAGTGCTGTAGACACTCTTGCTACGATTGTATCAACAACTTTAACCGCCGTTGATCTTTCAACTCTACCAGTAGAAAGTACAGGCACTGCTGATGGTGCTGGCGAAAGCAAGTGTAAACGTGATATTGGTTACATTGTAGATGCTGTTGTTTCCGACTTATACAATGGCGGAAATGCTGGTATCATTGATGCTACTAAAGCATACTTTACATCTGCTGGTGCTCCTATTTCTCCTGGATTGATTGGCGAAGAAACACAATCAGTCATTGCCTTTAATAAGGCCCGTGATTGGATGAAGAAAGCATTGACCAATCAACTATATGTAAAAGATACAACCCTGATTGACGATCCATCAACAGGATCTAATCTAAGCGAGAACTCATGTGCTAATGTTAGAGCAACTGTAGATAGTTTGACTTCTATTATCACTAGTGCAGTGTCTTCTGGAAACATTTCTTCTCTACCTCCTAGAGACCCAGGAGCGTGGTCTTCTGTTGGTGAAACAAGTAAGTGTAAGCGTGATATTGGATATATCGTGGAAGCAGTTACTTCCGATTTAAGATTGGGTGGTAATGTTAATATTGTTAATGCTGCAGAATCATATTATGTTGGTACAACATTAGATTATATTAATAATGAAAAGACGGAAACATTAGATGCTTACAACTATGTAAGAGATTTGTGTATTGCTGCGATGAGAAACTGGAGTTTTACAATCCAGAATGCAACAATAGTAAATGGTTCACCTACGGTTACTGTTGCTAGTACTATTGGTCTTGTTATGGGTATGACAGTTACTGGAACTGGTATTCCAGTAGGTGCTTATGTCAAGCGAGTTATTAATGCAACGAGTTTTGAACTAGGAACTTCCGATAGTTTCTTAAATCTTGGTGCTACTGTTAATGCTACTGCAAGTTCAACAACTGTAACTTTAACATTTAATCTGACTGGTGGTATCTGGGCTGATACATCTAATATTCAACCAGTAACAGATTCTTCGGTTATTGTAGATACAAACTACCCAGAGTGTGCCAACGTTGCAACCACGATTACAACTCAATTCCAAACTATTTCGACAATCATTAACAATGGTGTTGGAACGGTTCCAGTATCTTCACCTACATTAGATACTGCTTCTTTAGCAACTAGAGCAACTTTATTTAAACTTACAGAGATTACTACATCAAATACAAATCCTCACAATCTAGAAACAGGAACACCTGTTAGATTAGTGCCTAAAGCATTGAATGATAGTGTTGATAAGAGGTTGGTTCGTCTTCCAAAAGGATTTGATACAAACACAAAATATTATGTAATCGCTCCTGGAAGAAATACAGAACCATTTGATTTCTCTTCATATACCACATTCAATGGTGCCACAAGTACTCAACAAGCACTTATGCTTGCTACTAGTGAAGAAAATGCAAATGCTGGTATTTACATTTATTCTCCTGAAACGGAAGCTATTGACCTTAATGTAGTTATTGAAGTTCATCAATATGTTCAAGATATGGACTATGACTTGTATCAATACAAGGCAAATATTGTTAATGGAAGTAATGAAGTATTTGAAACCGAAGGACCACATTCATTTGATAAACAAGCATCTAATACCACTCCACAAAAAGTATTTTTTAGAACAGGTGTAGATATTTCTAGTTCTACTTTACCAACTAGATCGACACCATCTGGCGGAGGAACACTGCCAACAAATATTGAGTACTATGTAAGATATGTTCCACCAGTAACTACAACTGAAGCAAGAAATACCAAGTTTACGATTCACACCTCACACATTGATGCGATTAATGGAACTAATGCGGTTCAGTTTAGTGCTGCTGGAACTAAGTTTTATGTATTCTGTAATAAGAGAAGAACTCCTGTAAGATTTGATGCCGAAGCTTCAATACAAGATGTTGATGGAAATAAAGGATCTTGGTATATCCAAACGTTATCTACAGATAATACTATTCTAGAAAGACTTAAAACCTCTGTATATGCAGATACTACAGGAAAAACGAGGACAACTGATACTTGGTTCTATCGTGTAAATGATGATCGCACATCTTCCGACAGAGCATATCGTATTAGATATGTTATTCCAAAAGAAGGAAACTATAGAGATCCTATCAATGGATTTGTTCTTAAGATTAGAACTGACGAGACAAGAAGACTATTACCACAAAAAATAGTTCTCAAACCAGTTGGAGCAGCAAACTCCTTTGCTAATGTTGTTAAAAATGGCGAAAGACTGGGATTAACAACAACAGAACAAAAGACAGGAAGTGCATACAATACTGCAAATCCAAACTTTATCAGTCAATATGATCCATATAAGGATCCATATGTGGGTGAAACTGATAATAAAATCAGTTTTTCTGTTCAATCAGCTAAGAAGATTAATGTTGACGGATCCAACTATTTGCAGTTAACTGTATTTGATGTTGGTATTATTGATCAAGCATTGAAAACATCTCTCTTTACTAGTGTAAAAGTAAGCACACCGCAGGGAGGAACTGGTAACTTTATTGCAAACAGTGCTGTTACTTGGTCTGGTGCTAATACAGGATCTGCTACTGTACATGCTTGGTTCCCTTCACATAACTATTTGATCCTTAAAAATGTAACTGGATCTTTAGATTACTCGGCTTTTGCAGATACAACCTTTACTCAAGGTTCTGTTACTGCAGTTATGCAGGAAGAAAAAGATGGTGGTCGTTCTAATAAGAAAAACTATCTCTATACAGTAGATGGTGTTAATGTTTATACACTAACTCCTGGTGATACGATTACACTACCTTCAACTTCTGGTGGTAATGCCCAGTATCGTATTGATAGTGTACAAGATGTTGATGATCTTGCAAATACTTATTATGTCTTTAAATCCGAAACGATTCGTAGAAGAATCAAAGGGCAGCAGGATGGTATCTATTATCTAACTGCTATTCGTGGAGATATTAGACCATATCCAGTCGGTTCTGGTATTGGTGAAAACTTTAGAAACTTTAAGTTCTCTCAACCAGTTTCTAGAATCTACCCTCTCAACCAAAAAAATGATCCACTATGGTTCCAAGTTACTGACAGTGTAACCAATCAAGACAATCCTTCAAGAGATACGACACTTCTTGATCCACCTGCTACTGTATCCAGTGCAGACAACTATATCCATGGATATGTAACAGTCAATGACGCTAAGCGTAGCGTAACTAAAGAAGCTATTCTTGATCTTGTTGCAGATCCTGGAACAGGATCACATATCTTTACTGGTGATAATGCTATTACCGCTAAGGAAGGTGGTGCATCTGCTGGGTCGGAATCAAGAAAGATTCCTGTTTCAGGTGAATCCGATTTCCCAACGGAACAAAGATTATATGTAGAACTTCGCAGACCATCTATTGCTCGTTCTGGTAACCACACATTTGAATATCTAGGTTTTGGTCCTGGTAACTACTCGACTGGTTTCCCAGCAAGACAGCAAGTTATCTTAACAGATAAACAAGACTTCTATGCACAAGCAAAGAAAGAAGATGCTGGTTTAGTTCTTTATACAGGATTAAACTCAAGTGGAGACCTTTACATTGGTAATCGCAAGATTAATGCTATTACTGGCGAAGAAACATTCTTAGATGCTCCTATTACAGAAGAAGAGAATGAAGATGTCGGTATCACTAATGTATTAGTAACTACATTTGATGATCCAGTTACGTTTAACAATACGGTTGCATTTAACTATAATCAAGTTATTCCCGCAAATCTTCCTATTGTAGCATACAATGTACCTATTTCGATCTCTTCCGACACTACAAATAGTGCTGGAGCGGTAATCAAACCACCTCTAACTATTATTAACTATAGTTCTCCTTCTGGAACGGATGCTAACGATCCTAAGCAGAATGGAAATGGGGATATGACACTAGGCAATAATATCTTTGCTTTTGGTGTTTGGGATATGAACGTTCGTGGTTCTCAGGATTATAGATGGAGAACTGCAACTAATAACTATACTCCTGTCCAAGTTTCATCTTATGGATCCGATTCTTCTAGAGGTGCAGCTGGATTCTTTAATACTTCTCAACAGATTACCACTGCTAATTCTAGTTGGGGAAGTAATCCTCCTAAATCTGGAGAAATACTACTCAAGGGATCTAAGGTCACATATAGTGGATCTATGGGTTGGATTTATGCAAATGATTATGAGGAAAAAACTACCACAGGTGGAACTCCTCAAGTTATTAGCGTAAAATCTTATGCTACCTATTCAATCATTAGAGTTGAGTTTGGTGATACACTATCTAATCTTAATATTAGACAAGATTCTCAGATTAGAATCACGAACTCTTCAAATAGTTCCATAAACTCACCTACTGCATGGTCTATTCCTACAACAAATGTTATTATTAGTGCAGATGCGAATGGTGGAGTCGCTATCAATGAACCTGCATATCCTGGAGCAAGTGCCACTTATCTATATTTGTCTATTTCTCCAAATGTAGGAACAACTACCGTAATACAAAATGCCTCTGCCCTTGGTCTTAAGTTCTATGTTTCCAATAATCTTTGGAAAGAATGGGGTGTCATTGGTTCGGAATCTATCAGAACAAAAACATCTACATTCGGTGATTACAAAGTAGGTATTAATACTCTTGCAAGATCTACAGATACTGCTTATCAAGAAGCATACATAACTACCGAAACAGAACCAAGAGCAAATCTTGATATTGTTGGTAATACATTTATCAGCGGTAAGTCTACTGCTGTTTCTATCAACTCTTCTGGTGTTTCTACCAAAACATCATCAAATCTAGATAATGCTTTCTTAGTTGGTGGAGATAGTGAAACTCCTGCTAATACCGCAACTCTTCGTGTTGCGACGACAAATAGTGGTAGAGTTGGTATTAATATAGCAAACTCAAGTTTGGATAGAACCCTTGTAGTTTCTGGTAATGGCAGAATAACAGGAGATTTCAGATTTGAATCTGATATTGAAGTAAATGGTGGTGATTTAACATCAACATCTTCTACATTCAATCTTCTCAACAACTCATCATCTCCAACAACGGTTCTTAACCTTGCTGGTTATGCTACCACGGCAAATCTGTTCAATACTACAACTTCTTCACAGTCGATTAATGTTGGTACTGCATCAACATCAACTACATCATTCAATCTCCATACTGCTTCTACTAACTCAACTATTAATGTTGGAACAGTAGGGAATGCAAATAATACATATCAATCTTTGATTACCCTTGGTGGCGCTTTTGCTAATCCATCAGCAAGTATCTTTAGATCTAAAACATATCAAAATATTCTTGATGGCAATCTACAGATTAATGGTGGAGAAAACGTTGTTGATGGTGGTTATGTTAAGACTAGAGCAACTATTAACTCTAGTGCAAACATTCTTAATATGTTCACTGAGTCTGGTGCTGTAACCACTCTTAATATTGGTACATACGCTACTGCCGTTACTTTAGGTGGACTTGCTGGAACGACAACTATTCAAAATAACTTGGTTGTTAAAGCTGCCTCGCAGTCATTCAGTAGTTTAACTATGAATGGTGGTTATCTAAGTGCTTCAGCATCCGTAACTAGAGGTCAACTTGGTACTACTGCTTCAGTTCACCAAACTGGTTCTGGATCGTCACTAAACATTGATTATTATAGATTTATTTCTGATATTGATGGTTCTCAGAACATTACTTCTGTTAGCGGCAACACATTCAACGTTGTTAGCAGTACTCAATATTTCCAAAACAACCAACTTATTTGTTTCCCTGTTGTTACTGGACTCACTGGTATTACGCAGTCTTCGTTTGATGTTTATGGTGATCCAACTGGACCTTACTATTATGTTATTAATGCAACAGCAAACTCATTCCAAGTCAGTTTGACAAATGGTGGTCCTGCTGTTACTATTGGTGGAACATTTGTACAAGCTACTGCTACTTTAAGATATACTACTGTCTATAGTGATGGGTTCTCCTCTTGGAATGCTACCTCCACTACATTACCACTTAATAATGGTAAAGGTATCGGACCTAACGAATATCTGTTGATTGATAACGAGATTGTTAAGACAACAAACTTCCCAACATCAACATCACCATTTACTGTTACCGTTACTAGAGGAGTTGACGGAACAACTGCTGCATCGCATGGTTCCGACACACAAATCTTTAAACTGCAAAAAACTCCTACTGCAAGTTATATAACACCAAACTGGATACCTGCTTCTACTATTACGAAGACAGGCACAGGACAGATTTCTGTTAACACTTCAACCAATCAACTAACTACAACTGGAACTGATTTAAATAATACTTATATTATTCAGTTTACTAATGTTGGTGGATTGACGGGTGTTAATACTAGTACAAAGTACTTTGTGGTTAACATAACTACAGGAGCATCAACACAAACATTCCAGATTTCTCCAACATATCCAAATCTGACAGCAGTTGATATTGAAGGTTCAGTAACTGCAGCAACTTCATTTACTGTCGATTCGACAAATATTAACTTAGCTGAATTTGGTGGAAGTTTTGTTCCGAGAGATTACTTAAGAATCGATGGAACAAACGTTTCTGGTAGTGGTGTTTCTGAATATGTTAAGATTATTTCTACACCAACTGGTGATACTAAGAAGTTCAGCATCAATAATGGCGCACCAACTCCAACTGTAGTATTCTCTGTCGATAGTATCACTGGTGATACAAGTATTGCTGGAAATCTAACTCTCGGGAAAAATCTAACAGTTAATGGTTCTACGATTGCTAATACTGATTTATTTACTATTACTGATGGAGCTCCAACACCAATCACAAGATTCCAAGTTGATAGTAGTAGTGGCAATACTGTTATCGGTGGATCTACTTCTGGTGGTTCACTAACTATTGGCGATGATTTTACCATTAAAAATGGTATTTCTGGTGGCACAACTTATTTCTCAGTTGATGCACAAACAGGCAATACTGTTATTGGTAGTGGAAACTCTGGAACTTTAAAGATAGAATCTAATGCTTCATCTACAAATACTTCTAGTGGTGCATTAGTTGTTGACGGTGGCGTTGGTATTGGAGAAAACTTAAATGTTGCTGGTGATATTACTCTTGGTGGTGGAGATTTAACTGTTAATGATGGTTCAACCAAGAGATTTAAAGTTAATAATACTGGTGTTATTGATTTAGGAGGCATTGATTCATATTTCACTTCTAGTGGTGGCAGAAAGTGGGTGTTCATTAATACCGATTCAAATACAGAAGCTACTATTGGTGCTTCTGAACAGTTGGTATCAAATGTTAACTACCTAGTTAAACCTTCAGGAGCTCCTGCAAACCTCATTCTTAAGTTACCTACAAGTCCACAAACAGGAGATATGATTAGAATTGTTGACGTTGGTGGTAATATTAAATATAACTGTCAACTAGTTATTAGAGCTCCATCTGGAGTTAAGATTCAAGGAGATGATACTGGAACCAATATTGGATTAACTTCTGGAACTTATAGCGGTGGTGAACTGATTATCAATACTCCAAATGCTGCATTTGGATTAATATATTCTGGAACAGTTGATGGAAGTGGAAATGGCATACCTTCCTCTTATAGAGGTTGGTGGTTAATGGAGATTTAAAAAATGGCAAAGTATTATAGCAACTCTAAGTCTATGCGAGGGGTGGCAGTAGGAACCATTATGCCTTGGGCTGGAGATATTACACGCATCCCTTCTGGGTGGGTCAGATGTGATGGCGGCACATTGAATATAAACGATTATCCAGATCTTTATTCTGTTATAGGAACGATGTATGGTGGGGGTGCGGGGACATTTTTATTGCCAAATATTACAGGAAAATGCTTGACTGATTATCATCCAAATCATCAAAGTATTTCTGGTATTGGAATGCCAAATTCATTTAAAAATAGAATTGGAACTGATGTTGCAAATACTACATCTGGTACTGCTTCTAATATTGATTTATTTTTTACAAAAACAACTATTAGTAATGTACAAGCTGCAGTTACTGGTACTAATCTGAATACTATATCTTATTCTGAATCGGTTCAAGTTGTACCTAGATTGTTGGGCGATCATCATACTGGTGGGCATTCTCACTCTGGAAGTATAAACTCTGTCGGTAATGCTACTGGATGGGTGGAAGAATGTCAAAAAAACTTTTTTGCAAACTGTGGATTTAACTGCCCTGATGATTGTAATAGTTTTCAATGGTTCCATTATGAAATCAATGGATATGCATCTGTTAACACTATGTCTTGGGTAAAACCAACCCAAATAAATGCTGGTGGTGGAACTGGTACTACGTTGGGTGCCGCTTATGAAAATAATTCTGCTACTGGTCAGTTAGCAAGAACAAATAGCCCTAGAAACTATATTGATCCAGGAGATGATTGCCTAGAAAATAGTGGAAATATTGGTGTATATCCAGTTCATTTACAACACAATACAGTAAACTTTGTCGGTCAAGTTTTTGGTCACACTCATCCAGGGGTCGATTGGTCTTTTACGCAAGGAAGTATGAAAACACCTAACAACATTTCCATAAATAACATATCTACCAGCGGAATAACTCCAGTTAATTCTGCAAATGAGGGAGTTGGCACTTTTAGAGTCGATAATGTAAATACTCCCTCTCTTAATGTAATATACATCATAAGAGCATTTTAAAAATGGCTAGAACATATTCTTATGAAAAAGGTAAATATCACATGGTTACTGGTACAATCATACCATTTGCCAGATATTTAGATGGAGTTGATCCACAAGGTCCAGATTGGACTTCGTATGTTCCTGCTGGATTTTTGAGATGTGATGGTAAGATTTATAAAGCAAGAGATTTTAGAGCATTGGCAGATGTTCTTGGTACTGGTGCTGCTTCTAAGTTTAAAAAAACTGGTGTTACTTTAGAAGAAGTAAATGAAAGTCTAACCTTGGGTCAGTTTCAACTTCCAGATTTAGGATCGAAGTATATTAGTGCTGCTACAGCGAATGGAACATATAATGAGTTGTATGTTACAAATCCTATTACTAATGCTTTAGAAAAAAAAGTTGGCGTTGCAGTTGAACTGTCTATCAATCAAACACCAGTAGAAATGAGATATACAGGTAACTTTAGTGTTCCTGCCACAAGTATAGATTTTCCTTCTATTCAAAATTTTGGTATTACTATAGCTAATACTGTTGGCACGGAAGGTATTACATCTGAAAATCTTTTAGCGCATGGTCATTTTTCTAACGCTGTAGTTGTTAGGGATGGACCTTATAATGGGTATGCTGCTTCTGGAGGTGGTGCTACTAGTTCTGCTACAGATGCTGATGTTATTACTTCAGATTTCACTAGTGTGGGTGGAAGTGATGCTTCTACACAACATAATCATCAGTTACAACATACCAATCCAACACGTAGCACTGTGTCAAATATAAGCGCATTTAGTGTTAATCCATCTGAAATAGTTACTTCGGTAACTTTAAATAAAACAAACTTATATAAACTTGATGATGCACAACATAAATTTATTTTAGTAGAATATCTAATAAAAATATAATCATGGCAGTAAGATATTCCAAACAAGTTTCTAAAACTGGCGCAGCAGTAGGAACAATAATAGCTATTCCAAAACCATCTACATGGACAGATTCTAGTAGTTTATCTACAGAATCTTCGAACTGGAATATTGCCAACTTATATCCTGGGTGGATTGAATGTGCTGGACAAACTTTAAATGTTTCTGAATATAGATCTTTGTATAGTGTTATAGGAAACACTTATGGCGGAACTGCAGGTGTTGATTTCAAACTCCCAGATTACAGATCTAAAAAATTAATGGGTACAGGATTTGTTGATGGTAATACTGCTTCTGGTGCTTCTTTAACTCCTAACTTAAGTCCAGCTGGTGGATCTGGAGGATCTTATAATATTCCAGGATCCGTGGGTGGTACTTATTCCATTTCGACGATTAGACAGTTACCTCCTAGTAGTGAAATAACTCCTGGAGCTCCAACCAGTCCAGCAACTATCGGTGGAACTGCCAGCGATACTTTTGTATTAGGCACGTATACTTCTTCGGGATTTTCTAATACTATTAACACTATACAACCAAATTTTTCTGGAAATTTATCGATCAGTGTTGGTAGTAGTAATGGAACTGATCAAAGATTAGTAGGAGCCGCTCCTGCTCATGCTCATCAACTAAGACACGTAACTAGGGGAAATACAGCAATGGCGAGTGGAGATCCTTATTTTGCTGGAGGCAACCCTGGTGCTGGTTTTATGCCTCAAGCAACAGGATCTGTTATTACTTTTGATAGGGGTGGTTCTCCAGTGAGACAGCATTCTCATTATATTGCTTGGTCTATTACTGGCACTCCAGCATCATATGGACATGATGAAGGAGCAGGATCTAGTGGTTTAGTTAATGGCGTAATCGTTGGCACTGTTGCTCATGGATCTTCTTATGGTGCTATTAGTAATAATATAGGTACTACTATTAATAAAACTATTGATTTGGTAAACCAAGGTGGTGTTACAATAAATAGTGCAACGGTAACTTTAAAAAATAGTTCTCGTATTGATTTTGATAACTCTATGAATGTTAGATTACAATCTGCTGAAGAAATACCTTTGATGAGTCCATATTTTAGAGTTAAATATATAATAAAGGCATATTAGAATACAGGAGTGATTATATGACGATTGTGCCAATCAAACCAGTTGAGTTGATGAATGGAGAGTTTTCTGATTTTATAGGGGTTTGGAAAGATCACGTTCCTAAAATAATCTGTGATAAAGCGATTAAACATATTGATGATATTTTAGAAAATGCCAGTTATAATAATGGAAAAACGGAACATTTTATTATGGAAGGTGATCAACAGTTTCCATCAAAAAATCTAGGTAGAAAAGATTACAGTTTAATATTAAATCATTCTGATGGTCTTTTAAATCATGAACTTATGCAATATTTACATGCATGTTTTTTAGATTATTTAAATGAATATGGGCAACTTCAAAACTCTTCAATGGTTTCCACTGAATCTAAATTACAGAGAACAGAACCAGAAGGAGGATATCATGTTTGGCATTATGAAGATGCTGGATATGAATTTGCACAAAGAGTTTTAGTTTGGATGATATATTTAAATGATGTTCCCGAGGGAGAAGGTGAAACAGAATTTTTATACCAGAGAAGGAGAATACCTCCAAAAGCTGGAACTTGTGTTATTTGGCCAGCATCATATACGCATGTTCATAGGGGAAATCCAGTATATAGTCAAAATAAATATATTTTGACGGGATGGTATCATAATCTACCTACAATCATGCGTCCTTCATAAAGTAAACTTTCTAATACTACAATGTCTATTACTTCACCAGAAAAAGAACCATTAGTTCAGTTTTACTTGAGAGAGAAAAAACTCTTTTATCGAGGATATACTGCGATTATCCCAGATGACATTATCGAATCATTTGATAAAATATTGCCACCTTTTTGGTGGAATAACAAGGATGTTTTGTCATTATTTACATATTATGACGACGGTTCTTTTTCTTGTGAAAGAAAAAAGGAAGTTTTTGACCATTCTATACAACAAAAAGTAGAAAGAATATATTCATTTACTTCTGCTACGATAGAACAAGTAAGAGAACTAGTTGATATTTTTATTCAAGTTTATGAAGATTGTAGATTGCAAAATTTACAATCAGCAAAGGATCAAATAAAAGATAGAATACAAAAAGAATTTAGTCTTATTGTATTAAATCTTAAAAGCTTTAGAAGTTCACTATTATCCAAATCTGACTGGACTCAACTTCCTGATAACAACTTAAGTGATGAAATAAAAGATTTGTGGAAACAATATAGACAATATCTTAGAGATATCACTGATGATCCTAACTGGTGGGCTAATAATATTTTATTAGTTGATTTCCCGATTGATCCAGAAAACTATTTGTTGAGGTATCCAGATAAGAGTGTTGCTTACCTATCAACACCAGATCAGTTTGAAAATCATGCTATAATGGCAGTTAAAGCAAAGTTAGTAACATTCCTTGGTTATTTGGGGTTACATCATTTACAAACTGTTGGTGGATATGATAGAGAAAATGTACAAAATTCTAATATTTCTCAAATGACTCTGGAAGATTTAGAGTTCTTTAAAAATCCAGATGCAATCCAAGAATCTAGTTATGAAAAACTTAGAGCATATGTAGAAAGAAAACTGAAAAGAATCAGTGAAGATTTATCTTTGGCGATTACTGTGCAAGAATCTTCATTGGGCGCTTGTGCAGATTCTGGTACTAATCTACAATCTGGTATGACGCCAGAAGCACAAATAGTTTATGATGCAATGATAGCTAATAATCCACCGAATCGTATTATTGAGGTAGAATGATTTATGATATATGTTGTGAAGGATTTTCTTGATGATCAAAAAATAAAAAAACTTAATGAACTATACGATAGTGCAGATTTTGAAGAAGGTAGGATGAATGGTGATAAAATAATCACTGATCATAAAAATAATAAAGAAATTTTATATTCTGATAATAAACATAGTTATTATCATGAATGTGAAAAAATATTAATAAAAGCAGTAAATGATAATGTAGATTTTAAAGAGTTGACAGCTCTAAGATATTATGGTGTTATGATATTTTCAGAATATTCTGAAGGAATGTATTATCATTCTCATAATGATTTTTATAAAATGAGAGATATAAGAACAGACTATAGTTGCACAGTTGCACTAAATAGTCCTGAAGAATATGAAGGTGGTGAACTGTTTATTGATATTGGCGATAGAGAAATACCATATAAACTTAATCCAGGTGAATTAGTTCTCTATCCAACAGGATTTTCTCATAGAGTAAATACTGTAACTTCTGGTAAACGCAGAGTTGCTGTATTTTGGGCAGAATCTTCTATACGTGATAGAACTATAAGAGAAATGCATCAAGACATGTATATTGCATTGCGAGATCATGGTGAAGAAATGAAAGACAATAAAAATCTACACAATAGATTAATGAAAGTTAAGTTCAATCTTATGAGAAACTACGGAGAGTTTGGAACAAAAGGCATATGGAAATGAAGCACTGTACTTTATTTGAAATCTTAGGCACATATTGTGCCCTCAATAACAAATCTTTACTTTTTTATGAGATAAAATATTCTGATCAACAAGAAAGACAAAAAATTGTTGATTACTATGACGGTAAAATTGATGATGATATTTTTGAAGCACTCAAAAATGATGATCAAAATTTTATCATTTTTTCTGACAGAGAAACTGCATTAGACTATGCAGATCATAGTTTTCCTACAAAAAGGATTATAAAAAGTTCAACAAATGACATGTCATTATATATTTTTAGTTGTGTTTTTGATAATACTGGACAATATTCATGGGACAACACTCTGGAATAGATGCTTTTGAATCTATATTATCTACAGAAGATTTTAATGTAGTTTTAAATATTTTAAAATCTTCTAACTGGTCTTATGGGCATCACAGTGATGCAAATCAAGATCATAAAAAGTTTTGGAATATGAATCTTATTGATGACTTTTATTTTGCCGATTATTTTTTTGAAAAAATAAAAACAGTTCTGAATATAAATGATGCTAACTTATTGAGAGTTTATGCAAATGGTCAAACTTTTGGTTTAGATGGTAGCTGGCATCAAGATTCTTGCAAAGATAACGAGTTTACTTTTTTATACTATTCTGTACCTGATTGGAAAATATCTTGGGGAGGAGAAACCGTATTCAACGTTAATGGTAGAATAGTTTCTTTTTTTCCTAAACCTAACTGTGCATTGTGTTTTCCTGGGAAAATAGAGCATTTTGCAAGATCTCCCTCTAGAGAATGTTATGAGTTGAGAACTACGATTGCTTTTAAATTTGAGGTGAATGATTAAAATGCATATTTGTATTATAGGAACAGGCGCAGCTGGATGGTTGGCGTGCAATCTCCTAAAAAGAAACAAAACAAAAAACATAGAAAAAATAACAATCATTGGATCTCCAGAAATACCTTCTATTGGAGTTGGAGAATCTAATACATTGACATTGAATAATATTCATGCATCGATGAATATTGATTTGAACGAGTTTGTTCATGAATCTGATGCTGCATTGAAGTATGGTGTTTTATATGATGGATGGTCAAAAAATAAGTTTCTTCATTTTTTTAAAGGTGATCAACTTTGGAATGAGTTAGCTATAAACTATGGTGATTACGGTAAAACTTTGGCAAATAAACCAACTGATGTTAATATTTCTGACATATATGGAGAATATTTGACATCTTGTGCTCTTCAAAATAGAATATGTAGAAATCAGTTATACTATCCATATTCTTGGCATTTTGATGCTGGATTGTATATCAAGTTTCTAAGTAAACTAGCTTTAAAAGATAAAAAAGTAAGTTTAATACATGATACGGTAATAGATTGTGAGTTTGAAGAAGATGAAAAGATTAAAAAAATATTTTTAAAAGAAAGGGGTGCTATTGAGGCAGATTATTATATTATTGCTACTGGTTCTACACAACTCAACGAAAAAGTGTTAAAACAAGAATATCATGATCTTTCTGATATTTTATTGACAAATAAAGCTTTATTTCTTCCTTTAAAATATACTGATAAGAAAAAACAGTTTCATCCATATACAGCTTCAAAAACAATGAAACATGGGTGGAGATGGATTACACCAACTTATTCTAGGGTTGGGACTGGATATGTTTTTAGTTCAAATCATGTTAGTGAAGATGAAGCGATTTCTGAACTATTAAATGATATTGGAGATACTTCATTGTCACCTAATATTGTTAATTTTGGTGCAAAATATAATAAAAAAACTTTCAAAGAAAACTATTGCACGATTGGTATGGCAAATGGGTTCTTGGAACCATTAGATGCCCCTGGATTAACTTTATCAATGTTGGTACTAGGTAGATTAGAAACTCTATTGTATCAAAAAAGTATTATGAATGATGAACATATATTTCGGTCTTCTAGAGAGATTGCGAATGATTTTATTGATAAACATTACAAGTTCTGGTCAGCATTTATTTTGTGTCAATATAAAACATGTATGAGAAATGATACCGATTTTTGGGCAGATCATAAAAATGTAAAGTATGATTATTATGATTTTGTAATGGAAAGTTTAGATTTTTCTGAAGATCCTAACTATGGAATGTTGTACCACACAATTGCAGGTAAAGATGTTCAATGGAAAACACCTTATGATTCTTTACCATTTAAAGTTCCTGATGCAATAGTCGAAACAATGGACCATTTGGAGTTTATTGAACAAGTAAGAAAAAGATATAAAGAAAAAACCGACCCATCTTCACAAAATATTTGGAAGTGATCCCTCTTGACAGGGGCTTGACACCTGTGCTATAGTGGCAACGTACTGGATGAGAGACCACCATGATTGGCGCTATCGACTATGGTGATGACGGTGTGATTCCGATGATTGAGTCGGACGACGTAGAAACCGTTGTCGAAAACATTCTTGAATATGTAGAAAATCGTTTTGATGTTCTTGACAAAGAAGGTAGTCGTGATGCTGACATCATGGCACTGTGTCAAGAGTTTTATGAATGGGGTTCTGCAGAACAAGGTGACGAAATTTCTTATTATGTTTGTCCAAAGTTTCAATAAACCTACATATTAATACTTAAACTAGGACAATGACTACGCCCAACTGGCAACATCATTCCAAAAAAGAACAAAAACGCACCCTAAAACCACAGGCGATGCGTCAGGCAAAAGCTCGTAAACAAGCACTCAAGCGTCAGATGGAGGTAATCAAATGACTCATTATGATAAACTGATGGATTCCATCATCGATGAAATCTATTATGTCTGGACTGAAATCTGTGAATGGGACTGTGAAGAAACTCAAGAAACAGTAAGGGAGACAGCACAACGCATTCTGCAACATGTAGAAGAGTTTCAAACTAATCGTACTAATGTTACTGCACAATGGAGAGCATCTGACTAATGAATGTAGGTGATTTATTTGCCATTCCATTGTTTATGGAAAAAATATTATTAGATGATTCTAAGGTAGAAGAATCATGGAAACTTGTTAACTGGAACTATCCGCAGTTAATCAGTTTTGATATGGATCTCCTAGATACTCATTTTTCTTTCTTGATGCCACAAATAAGTGACTTTGTTAGAAAAGTCATGGATATGATTGGATTTTCTGGAGTTGATTTTTATATTTTCAGTAGTTGGGGCACTATTACACCTCCAAACATGTTTTCTAGTTATCATAAACATACTAACTCATTTATGAGTGGTGTAATATATTTTTCAGACGAAACTTCTCCTATTTTGTTTGAAAATCCTTTTCAGATGCCATATTCACATATAGCAAATCAAAGTTCTCCTTCTGAACTAACTAAGTATACTAAATCTAGAGTTGGATTGTCTCCTAAAAAAGGAGATGTAATCATGTTTAGCTCTATGATTAATCACATGATTAGTCCAAATAGTTTTTCTGAAGATAGAAAATCTATCGCTTTTAATGTGGTCCCTATTGGAACATATGGAGAAAAAGATTGTAAAATAACTTTGCATAAAAACAATGAAAAAACTGATTCGTAAAATAAAACAAAACGTATCAGCAACTCGCATGACATTTTTATCTGTTGCATGTGTTGTTGCTATTGGAAATACTCTCACTGGTTGGGGGGTAGTTTCTTGGATATTGTGGATTCCTCCTATTGCTTTGTCTTTGGCAGCAATCACTGGTGTTTGTCCCTTTAAGATTATTTTTGAAAAACTTGGTTTCGCTAACGATTGATTATGGCATTATCTAAACAAGTAGAAGAATCGCTTGACGAAGCACAAGCAGCACTGCGTAATGCACTTGCATATGCAGCAAGAAACGAACGCCCTGTGGTAAACCAGGGCATTGCAGATTTAATGTGTAGTATTGACAAACTGAAATCTGTAGATGAATTATTTGACACCCTTGACAAGTGGAAAGATGAGTCTTCTAAAAATCAATAAAGGTGCTCTATACGAAGTACCAGTAAAAACAACGCCAGAGAATGTCAAAGAGGCAAACGAAGCGTTGTTTAACTGTACAATGACTCTTCCTGCTGCAGCAAAACACTGTGGCATGACTAAAAAAGAAATGAAGTTGACATTCTTTGAGTACTTGAAGTATCATCCACCTACTTACAACAATACAGATGCCTAAAATCAAACCTCTATTCATTTGGGCAGGCGGCAAAACCAAAATGCTCAAATATCATACTCCATATCTACCATCGACAGTCAATAGTTATTCTGAACCGTTTTTTGGTGGTGGTGCTATGTTTCTGTATGTGATGCAGAAATATAATCCTGAACGGGCATATATCAATGATATTAATGCAAGTATTGTCAATATTTACCGATCGGTAAAACAATCTCCCGATGAGTTTTGCAATGTGGTTGATGCATTTCAATCCACATATATTCCCATGAGCAAAGAAGATAGGAAGAAATACTTCTTTGATGTCAGGCATTTACATGCATATGATTATCACCAATGGGGTGAAGTTTATGAAGCAGGAGTTCTATATTTCTTGATGAAGACAGGATTCAATGGTATTTGGCAAATCAATAAGAATACCAACGGTAGATATGGTACTCCTTCTGGTCTACTAAATCAGAAAGATGTTGTGTATGATAAAGCAACTGTATATGCTTGGAGTGATCTATTGCAGAATGTAGAGATTTATTGTGGTGACTACAAAGATTGCCCTACTGGTGATTTGAACTATTTTGACCCACCATATCGTGATAGTTTTACTAAGTATGGTACAAGTTGGGGAGATACAGAAACGGAAGAACTGATTCAACATGCAAAGAACATAGATGGTACAGTACTTTTATGTAATCGATGTGATGGATCTACATTCTTTGATGACAGAAAAGGAGATCTAAATATCGCTAGGTTCCCTGTTACTTATACTGCAGGGCGTCGCAAGAAAACCACTACTGGTTATGTTGCTAAACCTGCAACGGAAGTTCTTCTCTATGGGTAATGGATTATAATAACGAGAAACTAAATCAGATATTTCGAGATACTTGGCCTAATCTAGGATGGGCAAAAAAAGATAATGTATTTGCTGGCAACTATCCTGGACCATTATATGCACCTCACCCTGATATTAAAAAAATGACACACGAAGAAATGCTTGAAGAAGCAGCACTTAGAGCAGTAGATAAACTCTACGAAGAAAATGGTGATGCTATGAAACAACTAGCAGAGATTGAAAAGGAAGAGCTAGAGCGACCATTCTATCGTTTCTTTGCTATTGAATATTTTGCTACTGGAGAGGGGATGTCTTTCTGGTTGAAAGTATGTCGTAACTATGCTATACATGATGGTAAAGACTATGATCTTGAAAGGTTTGTTAAGTTTATTGGTGTAGGTGCCGACCACTACATTCATGGTCTAACACAGCCTACACAAGAAGAGTTTATGACTCAGTATGCTAATCTGATTCCTGCATATATTGTAAAGATGATTGAGCGTAGAGACCAACCATGCTTAGACTGGGAAACACACTTTCACTTTAA